CCGACTCTATCCCAGAAGTTCAGTGGGCGCACCCGATGGAACATGGATGATATAGAAAAAGCCTCCGATTTCCTTGATGTGAAACCGGAGGCATTGGTAGCGGGGCATGGATTTGAACCTTGGGACCTCTGGGTTATGATCCCGACCGGCCCGAAAATCAGGCGGCCAGAACCATAGCCTGGGCCTTCCATGCCCCGCCACGTAGGCGGAAGTCGTCAACGTTGACGACAGGCAAACCTCCATTCCCATCGTTATCGTTACGGCGCTCGCCGATGATGCTGAGCGCCTTGGCCGGCGTGAGAGTCGGATCAGTCAGGACGTCAAGGGAGACGCCCACGAACTCAGCCGCCTTCCACATGTCATTCAGTGCCCAGTTGCTCTCTCCTGACATCATGCGGGAGAGATTCTGTGGGCGTCTGCCGATGTATTCGGCGAGGTCTTTTCTGTAGCGCCCTTCAAGCTGCATCAGCATATTCAGGTTCAAAATCGCTATGTCCTGCGGGCTAGCTGCAACCTTTGGGGCTGTCATAGTTACCGTCATGCCCTTAATGATACGCAAAAGTGATTAGTAGCGCAAGAATCTCAGCATGTCGAATCAAAATCAAGACACGCCGAGAGTGCTCGAAATCGATTAGTGCGTGATATGGTTAGCAACCATGAACGCCAATCAAAAACGATTAGTGACGCTTGAAGGTGATAACCCAGCGTCCCGCATCTCAGGACTGATCGAGATGCGTCATTGCCTTCAGAAAGACGTGGCGCTCGCCATCGGTATGAGCGAACAAGTTTTCTCCAACAAAATGAACGGCCTCCGATCCTTCTCTGCAAAGGATTACAAGGCGCTCGCCGACTTCTTCAACACCAGTGTTGACTACCTCATGGGTCGCACCCTTGACCCGTGGCCGGCGGACAACCCCCAGCCGGAAGAGGCGGCGAAATGAGCAAGTCCAATTGTGAACCTGCGTTGCTGTCCTCTCTGGAGACGTTGCAGCACAATCTTCAGGACGCCGGCATGCTGCGCATGAAAGCGTCCCTGTATTCAGAGGCTGCCGTGCGCGAGGCACTGGGGGACTCCGAATACAGGCGAATCTCGGAGAAGCTGGACAGGCGTGCGCTTCTGGCACAGCTCGACGCGGTGTCCCTGTTTCTCCTACAAGTCCTTGGTCTTGTTTCGGTCGGTGAGGGCGATGGCGATCTGCTGAGCGCCGAAGCCGATGTAATGAACGGCGCGGGCGAGTTTCCTCACCTCTTCGCTTTCTGCATGATCCCGGAGCCAAGCGGCGCTACTGGTTCCGACACGGAGATTGTCGAGCGCTTCGTTAAGCGCCTCTCGTTGTGTCTGCATTGAAAATTCTTCCTTTCCCCGCGTCGTGCGGATTTTTGGTTGGCACCTCAAGCCTACCGGCACGGGGAAAGGGCCTTATCCTCTGAAAGGAACCCTCATGATCTGGTTCGTCATCTCCATCGTCCTGCTGCTCTTCAGCGCCGCCGTCACCGGCATCGCGCTGTCCAACAACGTCAAGGGGGCCGGCATCGGCCTCATTCCGGGCCTCGTCGGATTGATGCTGCTGATCCCCGCATGCCTGTACTCCGTGGACGTGGGCGAGGTCGCGGTCATCCGCAACATGGGCGGCAGTCTGGCCGGCCATTCCGAAGACGCGGGCTTCCATTTGAAGACGCCGTGGCAGAGCATCGTCAAATACGACACCCGCAACAACCTCATCAACTTCTACAAAGACACCGATTACAAGTACGACGGCGGCAGCGCGGTCGGCAAGCAAGTCACCGTCAACGACAGGAGCGGAGCTTCCGCAGACATCGACATTCAGGTCAACTACAGCCTTGATCCAAGCGCCGCCGAATACCTGTACTCGGAGTACGGCAAGCAGCAGACGTTCACGCAGAACTACATCAGCAACGATCTTCGCAGCGTGGCTCGTGAACAGTCCGGCCGGTTCGACACTTTGACGATGCTCACCAACCGAGGCGAATACACGAAGGCGGTGCAAGATGCGCTGGCGGCCAAGTGGAGGAAGATCGGCCTGACCGTCGAACAGGTCAGCGTGCAGGACGTGCGCTATGGCGACGAGATCGTCAAGAAATACAACGAGGCGCAGGCCGCCGAGATCGACAAGCAGAAGGCCATGAACGAGCAGGAAGTCGCCAAGACCGAGGCCGAGACCAAGAAGATCAAGGCGCAGGGCGAGGCCGACGCCAACGCCGTGCTCAACGAGAGCCTGACCGACAACGTGCTCAAACAGCACTATATCGACGCTCTGTCCAACGCGGATCAGCTCGTCGTCGTCCCGGACGGCGCTGACACGCTCGTCCAGACCAAGTAAGGGCGGCGTCATGTTCAAGCGCTACCCGTACACGATCGGCCTCATGGCCGTCATATCGTTCATCGTCTGCATTGTGTGGCTGTTCACCCATGACGCCTGCATGCATCCGTTCGGCAATGGGCTGGCCGCGTGGTGGGCGTTCCTCGTCGTGCCGACCCTGTTCATCGCCATCGTCGAGGAGCAGGGAGACGAACAGTGAGCGGGATCGTCTGGCAGCAGTGGACAGTACTCGCGGTGTACGTGCTCGCCGAGCTTGCGGACATCGCCCTCATCGACCCGTCTCAGGCGAGTCGGAAGCCGTCGGACACGTTGGCTCGCACGTTCTGGCGCGCCGGCATGGTCGCGCTCGTGCTGACCATATGAGACTTGCCCGCCATCATTGCATTCCCTTCCAATATGGCGGGCGGCGACAAGGAACAAGTCGTTAACACCACCTCTCTCAATGATCGCGCCGCCGGTCCTCTCCACCGGCGACGCACCAAGGGCGGGCAGGTTCGCCCCCGGTCGAGATTCGCGTCAGGCGGGCGCGGGCAAAGACCGGGAAGCCGTTCGATTCGGCCGCCGTCCACTGCGATCGCGTCAACGTCGCCCCCTCGCACGCCACTGACAGGACACGCGGAACGCCAGTGCGAGCGGGGAGCGATGGACACGGCAGGCTTCGACTCCTGAGGCCGTCCCGACCGGGGCCAGCGCGACCGCAACCCGCATACTCCGCGCACAAGGAAAGGAACACGCATGGCATCACAGCCGTCACCGGACGAATACGACTACAGGGAAGAGGGGTGCAGCCTGTTCGAGTGGCCCCTGACCGACGAGGCCTTGCACATGGGTGCCGGCGAGCTCCTGGACTCGCTCATCGACACGATCCGCCGGCTCAACAGCGACCCGCAGTGGGATCGCACGCTGTTATTCCCGCGTGTCGGCGACGTGGTCGTTGACCGCGACCGACGGCAGATCACCGCGCGGTGCATGTGGAAGATCAAGGCCGACTACCAGATGAAAGGAACCAAGAAATGACCGAAGAAAAGACCGATATCTCGCTTGAGGAACGCTTGGCGAAGAGACTCGCCGCCCGTCTGCCCAACTACGACGATGGCCGCGCCGACACCGCCGTCGTGAGGGACGCGCTCGAATGCGCGCTCAAGGACGCCGGCGTGCGCCTGTGCGAGCCGGTCAAGGCGAGCGTGTATGTCGCCCCCGATACTGGCGGGCTGCCCAAGTTCCTCGAAGAGGCGTTCAAGAACGCTCAGCCGATAGGCCGCGTCATCGCCGAGGAAGACGAGGAAGACGAGGAAGACGACGAGACCCTGGCCGAGCTGGAGCACATGCGCGACGTGGCCGACATGGCCTATGCGGCGCTCTCCGACCTCGCCCTGCACTGCCACAACCGCCGCGAAGACGTGGCATGGGGCATCGCGCGCCGCGCAGTCGAGGACGCGCACGCCCTCGCCACGTTCGTCGGCGACTGGATCGAGGACATGGAGGACGAGGACTAGTGGCCGACGAAACCGTCATCACGATCATCGGCAACCTCACCGCCGACCCCGAACTGCGCACCCTGTCCAACGGCAATCCGGTCGCGTCGTTCACGATCGCCAGCACGCCCCGCACCTACAACCGCCAGACGCAGCAGTACGAGGACGGCACGGCGTTGTTCCTGCGCTGCTCGGCGTGGAACGACCTCGCCCGGCACATCAGCCAATCATGCTCGAAGGGCATGCGCGTGATCGCCCAGGGCCGCCTCTCCCAACGCTCGTATCAGGCGCAGGACGGCACCAACCGCACCGTGGTCGAAATGACCGTGGACGAGATCGGCCCCAGCCTGCGGTACGCGACCGCGCAGGTCACGAAACAGGGCGGCCGCAACGGCTATCAGGGCGGCGGCACCTACGGCAACCCGAACGGCCAGCCCCCGCAGCCCCCGCAGCAGACGACACCGCCGCCGGCGTCCGACCCGTGGGCCAACGGCGGCAGCGGCCACACGCCGGACATGTTCGCCGCCGACACCGGCGACCCGGAATTCTAGAAAGGACACCCTCATGGCAAAGAAAAAAGACTCGAACCTTGTCCAGGACGCGCTCATACCCGACGAAATGAGCCCGCTGAGCCTGCTGGACTTCAACAGCTCGTGCGCGAAGATCAAGCAGGCGGCCGTGGACTTCCGCCGCGCGGTCAACCACAAGATGCAGCTCGAAACCAAAGACGCCTACCTCGACAAGTTCCATCAGATCGACCCGTACACCGAGGCCGTGTACGACACGGACGCGCTCGCGCAGCACATCATCGACTGCGCCGAGGTCATCAACCGGCTGCTCACCTATCCGAAGGACGCACGCCGCGCGGTCCTGTACGACAACCTCCACGACAGCCTCGCCACGTTCGAGGAAAGCGCGCCCGACTATCCCGATCCCGACGACGATGCGGACGAGACCGACAGCGGGGAGGCCGTCGATCCGAACACCGGCGAGATCAAGTAACCACACATTGAGAGAGGTTCACCATGACTTGGTTCATGATCGACGACGGCATCTACGACAGCCCGCAATGCGAGGAGCTTCCATTGTCCGCGATGGGCCTGTGGGCTCTCGCCGGCAGCTACGTCGGACGCCAGCTGCGCCACGGCGACTACGACGGGGCCATCACCATGCAGCGCGTCAGGAAGCTCGGCGGCAGCCCGAAGCTCGCCCGCCAGCTCGTGGACGCCGGCCTGTGGCGCGAAACCGAGTCCGACGTGTTCGAGATCGTCGCCGCCAACCCGGACGGCACCATGCTCTGCAAGTACGCGGCCACCAAGGAACTACAGGAAAAACGCGCCCGCGCCGGCCGTGCCGGAGGCAAGGCGTCCGGCCGCTCGAGACGAAGCAAAAACGAAGCAAATGCTTCAGCAGACAGCGAAGCAAACGCGAAGCAAATGCTTCAAACAAACGAAGCAAACGACGAAGCACTTGCCGAAGCAAAAGGTGAAGCAAACGCGAAGCAAACCGGCAAGCAAAAACGAAGCACCCTTACCTATACCTATTCCCATACCGATATAACCTCCCCCAACCCCTCCGCGCCGACCCCGACGTCGACACCGGTGTCCGAGTCGGAGCCGGAGCGCGTCACCATGGCCGAACTCGAGGCCAGGATGCTCGAAGACCCATTCGAGACCGCATGGAACGCATACCCACGCCACACCGGCAGCAAAACCGAAGCCGAAAAGGCGTGGAACCTCGCCGTCCAAGGCGTCGACGGCCGACCGCCGGCCGCCCCCAGACAGCTCATCGGCAGTGCCATCGCCTACGCCAAAACCATCGACGAACCCAAATACGCGCCCAACATGAGCCGATGGCTGCGCCAAGGCGCATACATGGACACCATGCCCAGCCGGCCGAAACCCTACCGGCACGCGCTGCCCGACGGCACCGTCATCGACGACCGGTGGATCACCGGCCACATCCGAGACCACGTACCGGCCGGCACCTTCACCGACGCGATGAGAACCGACTTCTGGGCCTGCGTAAAAACCGGCATCAACCCGGAACAAAAAGCCAAGGAAATCATCAACGAATGCCAACGAAAGGCCCAGAGATGAGCACCAAACCCACCGACGAAACCCGCCGCATCGTACAACGGCGAGACCGATACCGATGCGCCATCTGCGACCGGGAAACCGGCAGCCACTGGAGCGGAGACAGCATCCACCACAGGGAACCGCGAAGCCACCCGTTCGACCGGCTCCACCAGCCCGAAAACCTGCTCCAACTCTGCGGCAGCGGCACCACAGGATGCCACGGATGGGTCCACGCCCACCCCAAGCGCGCCTACCGGCTCGGCTACCTCGTCCACATGGGCAAAGACCCCGCCACCATCCCCGTCTACTACCGCACCGGCGGCTGGCAGCAGCTCAACGCGGACGGCACCCGCACCCCGGCCGAACCACCCTCGGACCAGCCCGACTACATCCCCGACATCAAGGAAACCAAGAAAGGAACCCAAGAATGAACACCACCAAGACCACGACCGTAGGCGGCCAGACCATCCCACTCGACCCGCCGACACCACCACGCAAGCCGCACAAGCTGCTGTGGATCGACCTGGAAACCACCGGCATCAGCCGCACCGACGCGAAAATCCTCGAAATCGGCATGATCGTCACCAACCTCGACGGCACCGAAGACGGCGCCCGGTTCATCCTCCCCGTCCGTCCCGACCATGTGAGCCTCTACGACCTCGACCCCAAGGTGCTGCGCATGCACCTCGACAACGGGCTACTGGACACCGTCATGGAAACCGAACCCGAAGAATTCGGATACGCGAACGTCGCCCGCAACCTCGGCGCATTCCTCGACACCGAGGCATCCCAGTACGTGCTCCACCCGGCCGGCACCAACGTGGACTACGACATCGACGTACTCACCAACCAACTCGGCCCCCATCTCCACCCCGACTGGCTCCGCCAGCTCACCAACCACAGAAAACTCGACCTCAGCACCTACCGGATCAGCGACCTAGCCCTCGACCACAACCCCTACCAAGGCCACACGGGCACCCACAGGGTCGAAGACTGCATCACACGAGACCGCAACGACTACGCCAACTACCTCGACATCATGCGAACCGTCACCCAAGGAGACAAGCAATGAGCTGGATCAACGACCCCGTCAACAGCCCGAAGCATTACACCGACTCACACCCCGGCATGGAATGCATCGACCGCACCGCCGACACCACCTTCTGCCTCGGCAACGCCATCAAATACCTCTGGCGCTACCACAGCAAAGGCCGACCCGTCGAAGACCTCGAAAAAGCCCGATGGTACCTATGCCGCGTCATCGACTACGGCGAAAAGATCGCATGGACGCAACGCCAGACCCGCATCCTCACCCGGCTACGCGGCCAAGCCGAAGCCAACGGCCTCGAACACGAATACCGCATATGGCGAGACCTCGCACTCGGAGACACCGACACCGCCCTCGCCAACCTCGACATCCTCCTAGACCACGAAAGGAACCAACAATGAGCACACGCATCTACTGCGACCAATGCGGCACGGAAACCAGCAAACGCAAGGCACTGCGATTCATCCTGTCCGGGTATTCGGCCAACCGCACCTCCATGGGCCAGCTCAACGACATCGAGATCGACATATGCCCCGACTGCGCCCAACGATTCAACGACCAGACCATCGGCACCATCCACATACGCCGAGACCACCGAGACAAGCTCAGCCCCTACCTGCTCGAATACCAGTCCACCGATTTGAAAGAAGACCAAGCATGACCAGCATCATCACCCACGAAATCGAGGAACGCTACCCCTACCCCGACAACGGCGAGCGCCCCGTCACTCAGACGAGGCTCGGAGCGTGTTTGGCGTCGCGGAAGGCGTACGGGGCCGGGGCGACGAGGAATCCCACGGATCGTGAGATCGATATGGCGGCGCTCGCCATCTACACCGGCACGTCGGGTATGAGCGTTGAAGAGGTCTTGCCGTTGTGGCCGGACATGAACCCGGATGCGAAAGTCCAATACCGGAGGTTGGCGCGGTTGGCGATCACGGCCGCACGGACGGAGGCGCTGAAATGAGCGAACAGGTCGGGAAGATATTCACGCGCCAAGATGTGGCCGATGCTCTGCAAGACGCCTTTCTTCGGTTCGATACGTGCACGTCTGCTGACCCGGATCAGTATTCGTTCACGATCGAAGGACGTCACCTGATGATCGACTTCATCTTCGAGCATTACGGCATCCTGACCGACATCAGTGAACTGGAGGCGGGGCAGTGAGCAGTCAGTATTGCAAGCCTGCGGGCAGTGATCCGGTATGGCGTTGCCCGGTCTGCGGGCAATGGTGGCGGCTCGACCTACCCAATGGCGACTTCTGGGAGCCGATAAGCACGCTCAAGGCGTTCCTGCTCTACCACCCGAAATGGCGGGCGGAACGACGGCACAGGAAGGCATCCGCATGACACGCATTCGGATCATGTGCGATCAGACGGACGGCACCACCATCAAACTCGGCACCATCCAATCCGACGAGACCGGCGACACGCTCTACTCGGCGCACCCCAGCCTCACACAGGACATGTACCGGGGCACCATCACCCTCGCCCTATTGCGCTGGATCGGCCATCTCGAACAATTCAGCCAAATCACCAACCAACAAGACAAGGACGACGCATGAGCATCGACCTGACACAACAAGCGTTGAACGCGCTTGCCGACGCCGGCCTCGGCAACGACACTCCGGCCGAAGCCTACGTCATCGGATACACCCAAGGCCACAACGATGCGCTCGCGCTCGCCATCCGCATCGAACAAGCCATCACAGCCACGCCCCTCACCCCCGACGAACTCGACCTGCTCGCCCTCGCCCTCTGGGAGGCCAACGGCGAGCGCCCGACCGTGTACGAGAGCGGCAAGGCCGTCGCCGACGACGTGCTCGAATGGTGGAAGCAGGTGGCCGCGAGCGCATGGGGCTTTATCAACGGAACGGAGGCAATGCAGTGAGAAGGAACGGCAGACCATACGCCGTCGGAATCATGCCCATCGTCGTGGCCAGTTCCGCGGCGCTCGCCGTCGGGTACGGGCTCGGCGAACAGGCCCCGCTCGGCGAACAGGAGGCGCAGACCGTCACGCAGGAGGTGCGGCGGACCGGCGACGTGAAACGCCTGTGCCTGACCGTGAAAACAGGCGGGCGTATCGACGCGATCACCTGTCAGGTGCTCGACGACACGACGGGAGACCTCACATGAGCGAACGGATCAGACTCACCACGGCCATGCGAGAACTGCTATTGGAAATCTGGCAGAACGGCAGCGCCTACCCGCTCGACCGCAACCACCAGCGCACCTTCGAGGCATTGGAGGTGCGGGACTGCATCGAACACGTCACATGGGGAAGATGGCAGATCACCCCGCTCGGCGAGACCATAGCCAAACGACTCACGGAAAGGAACCTCGAATAATGCAGGTCAGCTTCACCGCCCACACGCCAGCCCACAGCCCACTCACCATCCAGCAACGCCTAGAAGCCGCCGGCTTCACCAACGTGCATGTCAACGCCATCAGCGACACCGTGGAACCCTTCACCCGCACCAACCCGGAAACCATCCAAGCCTACGAGGAAGGCAAACAACTCATGGAAGCACGCTACGGCCGCTTCGACGCCATGAAAGAAGCCCGACACATCAACCCCTACCGCGACGGAGACCGATAACCCATGAACTGGATACATCAAGCCGCATGACGCGGCCACGACCCCGAACTCTGGTTCAGCACCCGGCCATCCAAAACCAAAACGGCGCTCGCAGTCTGCCGGCCATGCCCGGTCATAGGCGAGTGCCGCGAGTGGGCCGATGGGCATAGCCGCATCAACGGCTACCCGTTGCAGGGCATATGGGGCGGCCGGCAATACGGCGTCATGAGCAGACAAAGAAAGGACAGGAAATGAACAAGAAGATAGACATCGACGTCACGGCCTACCAGATCGGGCCGGTCGTCCTCATGTGCGGCGCCGCCGCACCCGGCCATGACGTGACGCACCAGGAATGCTTCGGCCGGTTCACCGTGCTCGCCCTCTCCCTCAATGCCGCGATCCGCAAATGCATGCGCCGCGTCGCCCGGATGTGCGCCGACTGCTCGGCCCGCGAACAACTCGACCATCAGGAAGGAGCGAGGGCGTGAGAGTCACCGACGGCATCCGGCGGATCATCGAGGACTGGCGCACCAAAGGCGTCAGCCCCGAAGAGACGGCGCAATCCCTGCGCATCCCCATCGACGAGGTGAAGGCCATCATCCTGCAAGCCCACCCGGCACCCGCGCAGCCGAAACGCCCCGAATTCCTCGAACCACGGTACGCGCTGGAAAAACCCGCCGGCATCGGCGACAATAGAAGAGAAAGTTAAGGAACGCCAGCAAACCGTTGAAAAACAAGCCATTCCCAGCCCATCCACCACGGCGGGAACGGCTTTATGGGAAAGTAAAAAGCCCCCACCTTTCGGCAGAGGCTCGCATTGTCCAACAAGTGAGTATAGCACCATCGAAAGGGCTGGGATGATAGAACAACGAGCTTGCGCGGCCTGCGGCAAACCGGCCGGCGACGCGAACCTGTGCAAGGAATGCGTCAAGGACTGGGCGAAACGCCTCGCATGGCTCTTGAAGGCCGGCATGCCCGCCCTCCAACAGATCGCCTACAAACAAGCCACCACCCGCGAACGCTCGCCACGCCACGGCAACGCGGCATACGCGGCCCCACCGGTCAACGAAGCCGCCCAAGCGCTCTACTCCACGGTGGAAACGCACCTGCAACTCACCGGCGGCATGCTCGGCGTCAAACCGATCGGACACGACCGATACGGCCGCCCCCGCACCCTCATGCAATGGGCCGACATCACCAGCCTGCTGCTGCACCACATGCACGACCTCGCACGACTCGACACGGCCGGCGACCTATACGCCGACCTGATCCGACTGTCGGAAAAGGTCGAAACCGCCACCACGCGGGCCGACGAGCGCCGTCTTGTCGGCGTATGCCCCGACTGCCTGAACACGTTGGGGGATGATGGGGAACCGGTGCGCACGCCGATCTACGCCGCCCATTCCGCGCGGTATGCGGTGTGTCCCGAATGCGGCGCATGGCTCGATCTGAAGCGCGTGCGGTTGGAATACCTGCGCCGCGCGGGCCTCATGCACATCACCCGCACCCAATCCGACGCCGCCCGATGGGTCAGGGAGAACACTGGCGTCGCCGTGAGCGGCAACGACTTGAAGAACTGGCGGACGCGCGGCAAAATGCCCCGCACGCGGCACATCGACGGCCCCTATTGGGCGTGGAACATTCTGGAATTGCTGGCGTGCGCCCAAGCCAAGGACGCGCGGGACGCAGGCGACGCTTGAACCCTGACCCGGTTCCGTGTTACGCTGTCGCGTGTAATCGGAGTATCGAAAAGCCCTGCCCATGCCGGCGGGGCTTTTCTCATATCCGGGATGGTTGGCCGAGCGGCCGAAGGCACCCGCTTGCTAGGCGGGCAAGCATGATAGCCTCATGCTTCGCGGGTTCGAATCCCGCGCCATCCGCCAGCCGCCGCCGGCACCGTGCATAACCGGCGTATGCGGCACCCGAGAAACCACCGCAGACAGACGTCTCGCCGGCGGTTCTTCCCGCTGCTTCCCGACGGCGGGCGCCGTTTGTTGTTCGTGTGGGCGTTCGATTGGAGGCGTGTCATGGCGTTGTATCCCAAGCGTATCGAAGTGGACGCCCGCAGGGGGCGGGTGCTCGTGGATGGCGTGATCTTCCCCTATGCGATGGCCGACCGGCAGCCCTATCTGGAGGTTTCTCGTGACGATCTGGGCATCGTGTGGGTGCCGTTGATCGCCGACGAGATCGTGTTCAGGGCCGGCGTCGAGGTCAGCCAGTGCAGCAGCAAGCCGAGGCTCAAGTGAGCGGCAACCCGCGCAAACGCAACGGGCATCGGCGCAGGCTGGAGCAGCAGCGGTGGCGGCACATGCAAGCCGACTGCTACATCTGCTATCGGCCCATCGACTACACGTTGCGTTCGCCCGACCCGTACAGCTTCGTGATCGACGAGACGATACCCTTGGCGCGAGGCGGCACCCTGACGCACGACAACAGCGGTCCGGCGCATCGATGGTGCAACGCCATCAAAGGCACGCACGGTCTGGCATGGGCACGCGAGCGCGTCGCCTACCTCATCGCCCACGGCGAGGCGCCGCGACACGACGACACCACGGCTCCAAGCCAGCCGATCCGATGCTCGGACTGGTTCGGGGGTGGGGAGTAGCCCCCACCCGGCCCCCTGACGGCCACCACGGGCAAAGGGCCGTTTTTCCCCCGGACTTTTTTCCACACTTGGCAAGGAGCCGTCATGGTCGCCAGAACGTCGAAAACCACCAGGTCGAAGAGCGCGTCGAAGTCCCATAGGGTCAGCAATGCCGCCGCTTCCGGTGATCGTCGCCGCCTCCTGGTGGCGATGCGCAACCTGATCGCCGAAAAGCTCGACGAAGGGTCGATAAGCTCACGCGACCTCGCCAGTCTGACGAAACGCTTGGCGGACATGAGCGCCGAGATCGAGGCGATCGACAAGGCGTCGAACGAGCATGATCCGGCCATGCAGGCCCTGGACACGGAGGACATACGATTGGATGAGCACGAGGATTGACGGGGCGGCCTGCCAGATCATCCCCGACGACCTGTACACCAGCGGCGAACCCAGCCTCAACCGGCTCGCCGCGGCGGCGGGCGACCGGTTCGACGTCTGGCAGCGGCAGATCAACCGGATTATCCTCGCGAAAAGCGCCGACGGCTTCTGGAGCGCCCGCAACGCCGTGCTGTCGATCCCGCGCCAGACAGGCAAGACCTACGACATCGGCTGGGTCGCGATCCACCGCGCCGCCCGAACCCCCGGCATGCGCATCGTGTGGACGGCGCAGCACTTCAGCGTCATCAAGGACACGTTCGAAAGCCTGTGCGCGATCGTGCTCAGGCCGGAGATGAGCGGCCTCGTGGACCCCGACCACGGCATCAGCCTCGCCGCCGGCAAAGAGGAGATACGCTTCCGCAACGGCAGCCGTATCTTCTTCCGCGCCCGCGAACGCGGCGCATTGCGAGGCGTCAAGAAGATCGCCCTGCTCGTCATCGACGAGGCCCAGCACCTGTCCGACTCGGCGATGGCGTCGATGCTGCCGACCCAGAACCGCGCCTACAACCCCCAGACCATCTACATGGGCACCCCGCCCGGCCCAAGGGACAACGGCGAAGCATTCACCCGCCTCAGGGACAAAACGCGCGCCGGCCGCACCCACAGCACCCTCTACGTCGAATACGCCGCCGACCGCGACGCCGACCCACTCGACCGCGACCAATGGAGGAAAGCCAACCCCAGCTACCCGGCCCACACCAGCGACGAATCCATCGCCAACCTGTGGGAAAACCTCACCGGCGACGACTTCCGCCGCGAAGCCCTCGGCATCTGGGACGAACACGCCCTCAGCCGCGCCATCGACCGCCGACAGTGGGAGGAAGCCACCATCGACAAACGCCGTCCAGGCGGCGTCATGAGCTTCGGCATCGACATGAACCCCACACGCACACGCCTGACCATCGGCGCATGCATGCGATACGACGACGGCACCGCCCACATCGAACTCGCCGAATACAGGGACACCAACCAAGACGGCACCATGTGGGCCGTCAACCTCATCGACAAGGTCTGGGAACAAACCGCCGCGCTCGTCATCGACGGGCAAAGCCCCGCCACCGCGCTCCTGCCCGACCTCGCCGAAGCCGGCGTCACCGTCACCGTCACCGCCGCCACCGACATGGGCCGCGCCTGCGGACGCCTCCAGGACATGCTCAGAGACGGCACCCTCACCCACCTGCCCGAAGACGGCCAACAACCACTCTGGCAAGCCGCCAGCAAAGCCACCACACGCCCCATCGGCAAAAACGGACTCTTCGGATGGAACCGACCCGACGACGACACCGACATCAGCCCACTCAACGCCGTCACCCTCGCCCTCCACGGGGCCATGACCACCAGAAGAGACCCCACCGCACAACAGGAAGCATGGTACTAAGCATGAACACCGAAGACATCCCCATCCTGCGCGGACAAGCCGGCTGGCTCGCCATCGAAAGCGCCTACGCCAACACCATCGCCGGCGTGGACCCCGACGACCAACCCACCATCACCGAACTCCTCAAACAATGGCGACGCCACTACACGCGCAACACCCTGCGCACCAGCTACTACCTCGCCCACTACCACTACAACGGCGTCGCCTACAGCATCCCACCGGCCATGAAAGCCCTCGCCAAACCAATGATCGGATGGCCCAACAAAGCCGTCCGCGCGCTCGCCGACCTTTCCGTGTTCGAAGGCATCGACGCGCCCGAAACCCTCCAAACGCAGGTAGACGACATCATCGCGGCGAACACGTTCGGCCTGAAAATCCAGCAGGCCATCGTGTCCGCATACACGCACGGATGCAGCTTCATGACCATCTCCGGCGACGACGACGACATACGGATCACGCCCCGCGCCGCCGACTGGAGCAGCGCCCTATGGGACTGGGGCAACGACAGGATCGGCGCAGCCATGACCATCCGCGACAAAGACAAAGACGGCTACATCACCCGCTTCGACGTATGGCTGCCAGGCAAGGTCTACCTGTGCCGCCGCAACGGCGGCACATGGCAGGCCGAACGCATCGAAACCGGCTTCGACCACCCCACCGTCGTGCCGATCATCAGCGACCAGCAGCTCTACCGACCCCTCGGCTCCAGCCGCATCACCCGCCCGCTCATGGCCCTCACCGACCTCGGACTGCGCACCCTCGTGCGCATGGAAGCGACCGCAGAATTCTACGCGGCACCACGCATCTGGTTCCTCGGAGCCAACAAAGGCCAAGTAAGCCCCGACACATGGGGCAGCATCGTCAGCGTCATCAACGGAATCCCCGCCGGACGCAACGGCGAAAAACCCGAACTGCGCCAACTCACACAGGCCTCAATGCAGCCACACTCCGACATGCTCAAAACCGTCGCCCTCATGGTCAGCAGCGAAACCGACATCCCCGTCAACGACCTCGGCATCACCATGGACAACCCCGCCAGCGCCGAAGCCATGGCCGAAGCCGAACGCAAACTCGCCCGCACCGCCGACAGGCAAAACAAACGCTTCGGCGAAAGCATCAAAAGCATCCTCGCCATGGCGCTCGCCGCCCAGGGCGCGGACGAAGCCGACATCCGCCAACTGCGACCGATCTGGGCACCCACCAAGGAAGCCAGCGACGCCGCCCGCGCCGACTGGTACCAGAAGGTCGCGTCCACCAACCCCGCCTTCGCCGACAGCGACGTGGGCCTGAGCCGCGCCGGCCTGACATGGGACGAAATCAACGCCCACAGGGCCTACGAGAGACAGCAGCGCACGCAGAACGCCATCGACGAACTACGCGCCAAGATCGCCGCCGCCAAGACCGACACGCAGGAGGCCGCAGCCAATGGACAGCAACAGCCTGCCGCTGAGCAACCTCAGCCCGGCGCAGCGTAAAGCGTTCAACGGGCACCTCAACGACATGTGGGACGACTATCAGGACGAACTCGCCGACCTCATCATCGAAGCCAAGACGATGGTGCCCAACAGCCTCTACTTCGGCGACGACCCCACCGGCCAAGCCCGCCGCCAACTGGAAGACTACGCGCGCAAAGCCAACCTCATCGCACAGGACTACTACAGGAACGTGCGAGCCGCATGGGCCGAAGCCGCCGGCATCAGCATGCCCGACTACAAGGAGGCGCAGGTCAGCTCGGACCGCGCCTTCTGGCAGATCGTCGGCGGCTACAACAACACCATGCACGTCGGCGCGAAATTCACCGACGTCATCAACGGCCGAAGCAAAGCCGGCCTGACCATGGATCACCTCTGGGCCGTCAACACGCGAGGCTACACCGAAGACGACTGGGCGCGCCTGGCCAAGGACGTCATCAACGAGACCGCACGCCTCACAGGACGGTTCACCGCCCAGAACGACCCCACCCGCCCCAAATACGCGCGAGTGCCCCAAGGCAAGACCTGCGCGTTCTGCGCCATGCTCGCATCCCGAGGCTTCGTCTATGCCAGCGAGGACACCGCCGGCAAGTGGCACAAGTACCACCACGACTGCGACTGCAAGATCGTCCCCTCGTGGGGAGAGACCGAGATCGACGGCTACGACCCCGACAAACTCAAGGCCATATACCAGCAGGCAAAGAACGCCGCCAAAGCGGCCGGGGCCGGCAGCGATCCCAACACCGTGCTCTCGTGGATGCGCAGCGAATCGCCGGACACGTTCACCGACGGATCGGAATTCGCGCCAGACCTGCGCATCCCGCGAGGCAGCAGACTCGAACAACAACTCGGCGAAGCGTATACCCGCCGCGTCAACCGGCTCCTCAACAAAACCGAGCACAAAGACGCGGCGAGGCTCTGGGCCAAATACGCCGCCCAATACGACATCAAAGAAACACGGCTCCCCAAAGGCGCTTACTTCAGTCCCTCCGACGGCGGCATCCACCTCAACCTCGACACCGTCATGGCCGGAGACAACGCACACCGCCCAGTGCAGAACCTCTTCCACGAAAGCGGCCACATGCTCGACTGGCTACTCGACAAGAACTCGTTCTCATGGGCTCCTCACAACGGCAAACTGTTCAACGACGTGCTCAAAAGGGACGCCCAACGCATATTCGACACCACACAGGCAACCCTCATGGCCGAAGACAAGCCCGCAGGCCGACAAAGCGTCATGAAGGCCATCGCCCGAGAGATCGCGACGAACTCCGCAAAAACCGACCGCAACGTCGAAGACATGCTCCAAGCCGCCCTAGGCGACGACTACCACGGCAGCGTCGGCCACCCCAAAGGCTACTTCCGGCAAAGCGGACAACTCCAATCCACCGAAGCGTTCGCCGAAATGCTCGACGCGCAGATGGCAAACCCCGAAGCATGGCGGCTCATCGCCAACTACTTCCCCGAATCGGCTAAAATGTTCAATACCATGATTCAGGAGGCATTGTCATGAGCGAAGAAGAATACTTCACCCAACACCACAACGACAACACCGACCTGCTCCTACTCGACTACTCCGAACGCTTCGAAACCCCTTACTTCAACATCGAAGACACCGGCGTCACACTAACCGACACGGAGCTGCGCGCAGACCTGCTCCACTGCCTCTACCACAACAAACCCAAAGACCACATCGACCAGCCCAGCCGCAACCTCATCGCACTGGCGCTCGCCGACTGATCCCAGCCCCGGCCGATATCCGCCGGGGCTTTTTCATGCCCGCCAACCGGGCCAAGAGTTTTCAGCCACCCGCACGGGTGGCTTTTTTCAATGCCCGGAAAGGGCCCGAACACAAGGAGAACAACCATGTTCCTCAACCTCCAGCACCCCTATATCCGATACATCGCGCCGCCGGCCGAAGGCGGTTCGGACACCACCGACCCCACCCCGCCGGCCGAACCGAACGGAAACGGCGAGGAGATCGACTGGGAAGCCAAATACAAGGAAGCGCTCGGCCACTCGCGCGACTGGGAAAAGAAGGCCAAGGCCAACAAGGCCGCCGCCGACGAGCTGGAAAAGCTCAAGGAATCCCAGATGAGCGAGACCGAGAAGGCCGCCAAGCGCACGCAGGAACTCGAAGCGCAGGTAGCCGCCTACAAGGCCAAGGAACAGCAGGCCGAATGGAAGACGCAGGTATCAGCCGCCACCGGCATCCCGGCCGAAGCATTGCGCGGCAGCACCCTAGAGGAGATCCAGGCGCACGCCGACATCCTCAAACCGCTCATGCACCCAGCGCCGAAGCTGCCGAACGTGCCCAACCCGGCACAGCACCCCGACGGCAAAACCGCCGACGAACGCGCCAAGGCATACGTGCGCACCCTGTTCGGCAACAAAGACTAACCGCCACCAACCATCCGAAAGGAAACCATCATCATGGCACTCGACACCAGCAAGGTGCTGCTCCCCAAGGAAGTAGCCACCGTCATCACCAAGCGCGCCAAGGACACCAGCACCATCGCCGCCCTCAGCCCCTCCGAACCCCAGCTCTTCCTCGACAAGGACTACATGGTCTTCACCGGCAATTCAGAAGCCGAGGTCGTCGCCGAAGGCGCGCAGAAGTCCAGCTACGAGGAAACCCTCACCCCGGTCGTCGGCAAGCGCTTCAAGGTGCAGACCACCACCCGCCTCAGCAACGAGCTCCAGTGGGCCGACGACGACGCCAAACTGGAGATCATCAGCAAGATCCAGGCAGACCAGGCCGCCGCGATGGGCCGCGTCCTCGACTACGTCGTCTACCACGCCTTCGACCCCAAGAAGAAAACGACCCTCGAAGGCTTCAACGCGCTCGCCAAAAGCGCGGTCAGCGTGCCGGCCACCGACGATCGCGTCGCCGACATCGACAGCCTCGCCGAGGCCGTCAGCGACGAGTACGACATCAACGGCATCGCCCTGTCCAAGACCATGGCGAACGAGCTGCGCAAGATCCGCGTTCCCTCCACCGGCCAGCGCTTCTACCCGGAGATCCCGATCAACCTTCAGGTCGGCAACCTCGACGGCATCCCGGCCGCCACGTCCGGCACGGTCAACGGCCGGCTTGTCACCCCGGCGACCGGCATCCTCGCCTTCCTCGGCGACTTCCGCCTCATCAAGTGGGGCATGGTGCGCGACATCTGGAGCGAGATCATCGAATACGGCGACCCCGACAACACCGGCAAGGACCTCAAGGGCGTCAACCAGATCGCCTACCGCACTGAGGCCATGTACTCCTACGCGATCCTCGACCCCAAGGGCATCGCCGTGCTCAAGAAGTCCACATCCTCCGTCAAGGCGAGCAAGTGATGGCCGCGCCCCTCACCCAGACGCTCGTAGTACAGGAACACGACGAGGCCGACGAGACCGGCCTGTCCATTCCCGTGCGTCTGGTCAAGCCCGACGGCACCCCGTTCGCGGAAGGCGTCGCAACCATCGCATGGTCGGCCATCGCCGGCAAGCCGTCTACGTTCACGCCGCCCGCGCCGACCGCCGGCGCGCGCGGCGGCGTGCTCCAGCAGGCGGCCGAAGCGCAGCTCGCCGCATCCGCCGACTCGGCGGCCATCGTCGCGAAGGTCAACTCCACGCTGACCAAGCTCAAGGCCGCCGGCCTGCTCGCCTAAGGAGACCCCGCATGGACGGATACCCCAGCACCCCGCTCAACCTGTCCGACGGCACAACCGTGACGTCAGACGGCGGGGGAGAGGACGAAACGGACGACGAGAAGCCGTTCGCGCAGGTCGGCGACCTCGAAGCCCGATGGCACGCGCTCACCGGCGCCGAACGAACCCGCGCCGAGACGCTGCTACAGGACGCGAGCGACATGATCCGCACCACCTGCCCGCAGTGGCACACCGCCAAGCCCGCCACGTTGAAGCGCATCGCCTGCATGGCCGTCAAACGAGCCATGCAGGCCGGCCCCGACATGTCGGGCGTCACCCAATCCACCCAGACCGCCGGCAGCTACAGCGAAAGCCTGAGCTACGCCAACCCGGCCGGCGACCTCTACCTCACCACGAGTGAGAAGGAGGCCTTGGGCGGCGACGGCGAGGCATGGGCCTACGACATGGCCGGAGGCGCGGCATGAAAGGCGAGACCATCACCCTCATCCACCGCGTCAAAGCCGGCGAAGACCCCGGCGGCGGAATCATCTGGAACATCAGCGAGGAACAGGTGGACGACGTGCTCATACAGGACGGCGGCCAGTCGAACCTCACCGACGGCATCCGCCCCGACGGCATCCGCACCGCGAAAACCATCCACATGCCCCGCGCATGGCCCTACCGGAGCCTGCGCGGGGCCAAGGCGGTCATCGACGGCGTCGCATACACCGTGATCGGAGACCCACGCCCCTACACGGGCGGCATGACCCCGACCCGATGGAACCTCACCGTCGAACTCGCCGACACCAGAGGATAGGAGACCACGCCATGCCGAAAGTCAAACTCAACCTCGCCGGCTTCCGCCAAGTCCGCCAATCCGCCGGAGCCATGCACGTCATCACCGAGCAGGCAAAACGCATCGCCGACACGGCCAACGAGCTGGCCCAAACCAAAAACGCCCACTACGACCACGCCGTGGCCCACGCCACCGACCACGGCGCGGTCGCCCTCGCCACCACCAAAGGCAGCGTCGCGGCCGCGTTCGACAACGCGAAACACAACACGCTGCTCAAGGCGGTGAAACAGCAGTGAGCATCAACCTCGAAAAAACGGTCAAGGACTGGATCGACACCGACCCCGACGGCGACGGGCTGACCGCATACCTCGAAGTGCCCGCCGACCGACCCAAGAGGCTCGTCACCATCGAGCGCGTCGGCGGCAACGAGAACGAATACAGCAGCCATCCCACCATCGCCGTGCAGGCATGGGCGGAAAGCCGATGGCAGGCCGCCCAGCTCGCCACGAGCCAAGTGCTGCCCCGACTGCTCGACCTCGACCTGCTCGACCCCATCGCCGCCGTCAGCGTGGAAAGCGTCGCCGACTTCCCCGACCCCGGCCCGCCGCCCCAACCCCGATACCAGATCACCATCCAGCTCGACGCCGCCACCCAATAAGACGACGCCGCACCATCCGAAAGGCACCATCATGGCCGAAACCAACCACAACAACAAGAAAAACGTCAGCCTCGGCAAGCCCAAGAAGACCGGCTGCCTCTACTACGCGCCCGCAGGAACCGCCCTGCCCGCCGACGCCACCACCGCCCTGACCACCGCATACACCTGCGTCGGCTACCTGAGCGAGGACGGCGTCACCAACGCCACCGACACCGACACCACCGACATCAACGAGATGGGCGGCATCAAGGTACTGTCCGAGATCAGCGGCTACGGCGAGACATGGCAGTTCAACATGATCGAAACCAACGAAGCCAGCCTCAAACTGCGCTTCGGCACCGCCAACGTCACCGGCACCGCAGACAAGCTCACCGTCTACCACGCCATCCCGTCCGGCGAAAGCCTCGTGCTCGTGTTCGAGATCGCCATGACCGGCAAACGCGTCAAGCGCATCGTCGTCGCCGACGGCACCATCACCGAATTCGACGACACCACCTACAGCGCCGGCGACGCCATCGGCTACGGCGTGACCATGAGCGCCAACCCGAGCGACCTCATCAACGGAGCCACCAGCGTCGAATACATCGCCAACGTCACCGCCGCCTCGCTCGGCAAGTGAATTCCACCCAGCGCCCGCCGTCCGGCGGGCGCACCCCCTCTGAAAGGACACGCATATGGCAGCCAAGCAGCCGCATGACCACAAGACACCGAAAAACCAGCCCAAGACCGTCGAGGTCATGGGCGTCACCGTCACCATCAGCCCCGCGATCTTCAACGACCTCGACATGGTCGAATACCTCTACGACCTCCAGACCGCCCAGACCGGAGACGGCACCGGCGCGTTCGCCATCGTCCCCTTCCTCAAGAAGCTGTGCGGCGACCGGTACACGGCGATGAAGGACGCATTGCGCGACCCCGACACCGGCCGCGTGAGCATCGACAAGGTCAGCGAATTCATCGCCCAGCTCCTCGAACAGGTCGCCCCAAACTCCTGACGCTCATAGGAATGCTCGCCACAGCGCCCGACGCGCTCGAAGCGGACTTCCAGCGTTTCTATGGGCTCGACACCGACCTCATATGGACGGGCGAACTGCCCGCCAACCTGGCGGCCGCACTGGCCGCCAACCTGCCCCGCCAGGCCATCATCTGGCAAAAAATCAACCCGCGACTCGCATGGGACGACCAAACCTACCTCCTCGCCGACATCCGCGACAGCCTCGCCTTCCTCGCCTGGACGAAAACCAAGGAAGCCTCACGCAAGGGCGCGCGCTGGCGCGGACAACTCCAACGCCCCGGCACCGTCCGGCATGAAGCCACGGGAGGCGAGGTCATGGCGATGGACGACGAACAACTAAACGCATACCTGGCCGCACCGCGCACCACCATCAGGGAGGCATAACATGGCAATCGAGATCGCCACCGCGTTCGTGCAGGTCGTGCCCAGCATGAAGGGCGTCGGCAAGGCCATCGAATCGGCGTTCGGCAGCGCATCGGAAACCGCTGGCAACACCGCCGGCATCAAAGCCGGCAACGGCTTCGCCGGCGGCTTCGGCGCGAAACTCGGCGTCATCACCGGCATCGCGCAAAGCGTCGCGGGCAAGGCCATCGAAGCGTTCATGGGCCTGTCCGGCGAAATCACCAGCGCCTCCGACAGCGCCCAGAAGTTCGCCAGCACACTGAACTTCGCCGGCGTCAGCGAGAGGCAGATCAAACGACTCACCGCCAGCACGCAGGACTACGCCGACAAGACCGTCTACGACCTCAACGACATCCGCAACACCACCGCGCAGCTCGCCGCCAACGGCGTGCCCAACTACGACCGGCTCGCCGAAGCCGCAGGCAACCTCAACGCCGTCGCCGGCGGATCGGCCGACACCTTCAAAAGCGTGGCGATGGTACTGACCCAGACCGCCGGCCAAGGAAAACTCACGACCGAGAACTGGAACCAGCTCTCGGACGCGATCCCCGGCGCAAGCGGCAAAATCCAACAGGCGCTCAAGGAAGCCGGAGCCTACACCGGCAACTTCCGCGACGCCATGGCCGACGGGCAGATCACCGCACAGGAATTCAACGACGCGATCATGTCCCTGGGCTTCACCGACGCCGCCGTGGAAGCCGCCACCAGCGCCAGCACCATCGAGGGAGCCACCGGCAACCTCGAAGCCGCGTTCGTCAAGCTCGGCGCGAGCGTGCTCGACAGCGTCAAACCCGCCATCACCGGCGGCATGAGCTGGATCGCAGACGGAGTCACCAACGCCGTGCCCGTCGTCCAGGCAGGCATCGAAGGGCTCATCGGCTGGTTCCAGCGCCTCTACTCCAAACTGGAGGAAAACGGCGCGATCACCGCGTTCAAAAGCGCATGGGACACCATTCGGGACGCGATCATGGGCGTCGTCAACATGGTCATCGACTGGGCGCACATGATCCCCCCAGACGGTCTCGCCAACGGCATCAAACTCGTCGCCGACACGCTCAACTGGTTCGTCCGGCACGGCAAGGAACTCGCGCCCATCATCATCGGCATCGGCACGGCGTTCGCCGCAGTCAAGGGCTATCAGGCGCTCAACAGCGGTCTGCAGGCGCTCACCGGAACCATGAACACGGTGACGACCGCCGCCAAGGGCGTCAGCAACGGCATCATGCTCATGACGGACCTGGGCGGCCCGGTCGCCATGCTCAAACAGATGGCCGGAGGGCTGAGCCTCGTCAAGACCGCACAGACCGCATGGAGCACGGCCACGAAGATGGCGACCGCCGTGCAGGGCGCGTTCAACGCCGTCATAGCCGCCAACCCCATCGGCGCGATCGCCGTCGCCGTCGCGGCCGTCGTGGCCGCGCTCGCATGGTTCTTCACCCAGACCGAGGCCGGGCGCAAGGCATGGGCCGCGTTCACCTCATGGCTGTCCGAGACATGGGCCGCGCTCGTGGAGGGCGCTAAGGCGATATGGAACGGGCTCGGCGAATTCCTCGCCAACCTGTGGTCGGCGATCAGCGGCGGCATCACCAGCGCATGGACGTCGATCACCTCGTTCCTGTCCGGCGTCTGGAACGGCATCAGCACGACCGCCACGACGATATTCAACGGGATACGCGACTTCATCGTCAACGTGTTCACCGTCATCGGCGCGCTCATCGTCGCACCCTTGCAGGCGATCCAGAACGGCATCAACACCGTGTTCGGCTGGATACTCTCGTTCATCACCCAGCAGATGAACAGCACGAACACCGTATGGAGCACCGTATGGACGGCGATCTACAACGTCGTGTCCACGATCTTCGGGCTGATTAGCTCCTGCATCTCGACTGTGGTGAACGCGATCCGCACAGTCATCGTCGTGTTCCTCAGCTTCCTCAAGGGAGACTGGCAGGGCGCATGGGACGCGATCAAATCGTTCTTCACGACCACATGGGACGGCATCGTCGCGTTCCTCACGCCGATCATCAACGGCATCAAGACCACGATCGGCAACGTCCTCAACGCGATCCAGAGCGTGTGGGCGAGCATCTGGAACGCGATCAGCGGCGTGGTGTCCACCATCTGGAACGCGATCAGCGGCGTGGTGTCCACATGCATCCAGAATGTGCGCAACACCATCTCGACCGTCCTGAACGCCATCAGCGGCGTATGGACGAGCGTATGGAACCGCGTCAGCTCGTTCCTCGGAAACATCTGGCACGGCATCACATCGGCCGTGTCCAACGGCATCCAGAGCGTGAGCAACACCGTCGGCCGCATCAAAAGCACCGTGCTCGGCGCGGTCAGCGGCGCCGGCCGATGGCTGTACGACACCGGCCGTCAGGTCATCCAAGGCCTCATCAACGGCATCGGCGGAGCGTTCAAATGGGTCAAGGACACCATCGGCAATCTCGGCAAAAACCTCATCGGCTGGGCCAAGGGCGTGCTCGGCATCCACAGCCCGTCACGCATCTTCCGCGACGAAGTGGGCAAATGGATACCCGCCGGCATGGCCCAAGGCATCGACAAGGCCAGCGGCCTCGTCGCCGACAGCATCGACGGACTGACCGACATGGTCCCGACCGTGAGCCTGAAGACCGACGCCAGCCGGCTCGAAACCCCGCTCGCATACTCGGCCGTCGTCGGCAACGGCCGGATCGCCTACACGGTGGACGACCATACGGCCGAGTACGCGACCAAGCAGGACATCATCGACGCGATCGATCAGGCGCTCACGGCCGGGATCACGCTCAACCTGTCCGATCGGGGCGGCGAGGTCATGGCCGGCAAGCTCGCCAAACCCATGAGCTACGAACTCAACAGCCTCGCCATGAGAGGCCGTTAAAACCAGAGAGGAGAGCATATGCTCTACCAGCGACGCATGCGCCTGCCGCATGTCGAGGACCCCACGCTCAACGGCACGCCGCTGGAACGCATGATGCTCTCCCTGACCTCCGCCGGCATCGCGATCGACAAGGCCGCGCCGACGGTGAGCATGCAGGACATGCCCGGCCGCGACGGCCGGCTCGACCTGACCCTCACCGACCCGACCGGGGCCGCATACATGGGCAACCGCACCATCACGCTCAACCTGTACGCCGTCGGCGGCGAAGACGACATCCTCACCGCCAAAACCCGCCTCGCCGCCCTCTCCGGCACCGTGGTCACGCTCTCATGGCGCGGCTTGCCCGGCGAATACGAGGGACGTTTGAGCCTCGGCGCATGGGAGGACAAATGGACCGGCGACCACCAGATCGCCACGCTCGTGCAAGCCACCATCGACGCCCATCCCTGCCTCATCGGCCGCACCATCACCGCCGCGCTCAAAACGGGGGCGACCACGATCCACGCCAAAGGCAACCGGCCATGCTGGCCCACATGGACGATCGCCCCCGCCAACGGCGCGAAGACCATCAGCGTCAAGGACGCGCACGGCCACACCCTCGCCATCGCTGGCATGACCGCGATCACCGGCCGCATCACCATCATCACCGACCCCGACAAGCGCGAGCTGCGCGTCAACGGCAACCTCATGGCCCCCACACTCGAATCCGACTACTTCCCCCTATTGCCCGGCCTGAACACGCTCACCCTCACCGGCGCAACCAGCGCCAGCCTCACGTACAGGCCACTCACCCTCATCTAGGAGCACCAATGCGATACATGCTGTTCGACCGCTGGGGCAACCCGCTCGGCGACCTCCCCTATGCCATCAAGGCCATCCGCACCAGAGCCACCGACGCGACCGACACCCTCGACATCACCACCATCGGCGAGATCAACAAGGACGAACGCATCGTGTTCAAGGACTCGATGGGCCGCTGGGCGGAATACCTGTGCCAGTCCACCCAGACCGCCCGCGCCGCAGGCATGCCCGTCACCGTCGCCTACTGCACCGGCAGCATCGCGGAACTCTCGCGCACGTACATCGAGGACAAACGCAACCGCAAGGCGAACGCCAAAGCCTGCCTGACCAAAGCCCTCGAAGGCACCCGGTGGGCGGTCGGCACAGTCGAGACCGGCACCATCACCGGCACGGCGGACCTCGCATTCTACCACTGCACCGTCCTCGACGCCGTCCAGAAGACCGCCGACACCTACGGGCTCGAAGTCCAGACCGAATACCAGCCCGACCCGACCGGCAACCAGATCGGCCGGCGCATCATCCACCTCGTCGAACACCGGGGCTCCACCAACACCACGAAACGCTTCGAATACGGCAAGGACCTCACCCAAATCAAACGCGACATCGACAGCGGCGACGTCATCACCCGCCTCTACGGGTGGGGCAAAGGCATCGAACAAACCAATGACCAAGGCGAGGCCACCGGCGGATACAGCCGCAAGATCAGCTTCGCCGACGTCAACGACGGCAAACCCTACGTCCAAGACGACCAAGCGCTCGCCAACTGGGGCATACCCGGCCCCGACGGCACCAAACACCACAGCGAGGCAAGCGTGGACTTCCCCGACTGCGAAGACCCCAAGGAACTCCTCACCCTCACCAAAAACGCGCTCAAGACCCGCACCACGCCCGTCGTCTCCTACACGGCCGACGTGACCGCCCTCGGACAAGCCGGCCTCAGCGCGGAAGGCACGGACGTCGGCGACGGCGTGCAGATCATCGACACCAGCTTCACCACACCATTGCGCCTCGAAGGCCGCATCCTCCAGATCGAGGAAGACCTGGCCGGCAGCCTCGCCGACACCAAGATCACCCTCGGCAACATCCGGCAATCCTACACGCAGCGCCTCGCCGCCCAACAGCAGGCCTTGGACAAGCTCGTCTCCAACTCCGGCGCATGGAACAGCGTCGCCGGCGGCGCCGGCCCGTACATGAAGGACCTCATCGACCGGATCAACCAGATCATGAACGCCACCGGCGGATACACGTACCTCAAACCCGGCCAGGGCATCTACGTGTACGACAAGCCCGAAGACCAGAACCCCACCCAATGCATCCACATCGGCGGCGGCTACTGGCGCATCGCCGACCACAAGAAGGCAAACGGAGACTGGGACTTCCGCAGCCTCGCCAACGGCAAGGGCATCTTCGCCGACACAATCTTCACCGGCCGACTCTCCGGCGCCGCAGGCCTGAACTACTGGGACCTCGACACCGGCCGGTTCGTCATGACCGACGCCAACGGCAACGAGACCGTCCACCTCGACGGCAATGGAGCCGGCAACCTGCTCGTCGGTACCTTCCAGACCGCCCGAACCGGCAAACGAGTCAGGATCAGCCCCGACTTCGACAGCTACCAGATCGGCGGCACGGAAACCTACGACGGCAGCGGCATCAGCTTCCCACTCGACGGCGCCTATGCCTCCAGCCCAAGCATATGGTCGTACTCCAGGAGCAACAAGACCGGCGACATGAGCGGCCTCGCCATGCTGTCCGGCTACCGCACCGCCGGCACCCCCGGCGCGTTCGGACGATTCTGGAGCCACAAGTACCTCAGCGACACCAGCAAGATCGAATCGCAGGCGTACCTCATGGCCAACACCGAATACTCCAAGGACTCCACCACCGACAGCGGCGGCAGCCTCGACCTCTACTCACGGCAAGGCCACGGCGGCGAGGCAATCCTAAACGCATGGTCCCCGTCCGACACCTGCCGCGCAGGAGTCAAAGCCACCGGCAGCAAGGCGAAAGTTTACGCCACCGCCGGCGACGCCAATGGCGAAATCGGACTGGTCGCCGACATCAGCACCGGATACATGTACCTCGGCGGCTACCTCGGCGGCATCAACGGACGAAACACCTTCCAAACGGCATGGTGGGTAAACAAGAGCGGCGCACCCATGACATACAGCCAGTACACCTTCACATCCTCCAATCCCGCAAAATACGGCTCCTACAAGGCGCTCGCCACCGTGGACCACCGAGGCGACGACTGGGCGCTGATCTGGAGCACCGTATCCGACTGCGGGGCCAGCGGCTGGCTCGTCTGGGTATCCACCGGGCCGGAGAAGGTCGTCACCGAAGTCACCGCCCACTGGAATAAGAACAACAGCACCGGCGTCGTCTCCAACCTCTCCATCAACGTAAACCACAGCAACCTCTACATAGGCACCAAAGCCTACTACCTCAACACCATAGGCTTCCTCAAAAAATAGGAGACACCATGCAAATCACCACCATCAACGGCCAACCCACACTCCTCATAGACCGCACCCTCACCACTGCCGACGCCGCGCCGCCAGCCGAAGTCACCGACGGCATGGCGACCATCACCACCACCCCACCCACACCCGACATGCGCCACGACGCCATACCACTCGCCGCGATCGCCTCATGGCGCACACTCCTCGGCATCGACAGCGACGAGGAAGCCGTCGCCGCGATCCTCCACGTCCGCGACAACGGCGAACCAGCCCCCGACCCCGAAACCGGCGAAAACGCATGGACCAGCGCCTACAACGCCATCGAAAACGCCATCAACACCACCACCGCGCCCGACGACAATACACCCGACGATCCGCTCACCGCCGGCCGCAACAAAACGCGCGGACTGCTCGGCCTCCCACCCCTACCATCCGCCGCCACAACCATCGCATCCGCCGATGAAACGGACACCCCGACGACCATCGCTCTGCCGGAGGGTGTCGAATCAACGGAACTCAGCAACCTCCTTGCCGCGCACGCCGACGACATCGTCAGCGCAACCGACCGATTCATCGAATCGCTCACCCATTCCGACAACGGAAAGGAACACGTCTGATGGACGACAAGAACCTCCACCCGGCCATGATCGGCAAACTCCGCGAAATGATCGCCGACAGCACCGTGCAAATCGCCGCCCTGCAAGCCCAGATCGACATACTCGCCAAGGAAAACCAACAACTCACCGACCAACTCAACAAGGACGACGACAATGGCAACGCTTGACAGCTTCCGCGAAGCCGCCGGCGAACCCATCCAACTCGACCTCGCCAACGGATACATCGCAGACGTCCGCCTCAACAGCGGCGACGTCAACGGCCGCACCATCACCGTCGAACTCACCGACAACGGCACACCCATCACCACAACCGACGGAATCACCTGCGCGCTCGCCTACAACACCAGTCCCGGCAGCGATCTTGGTGACCGCGTGACCATGAACGCGGTCAGCGGCGCGGCGACGGCCACGTTCCGCGCGGCGGTGCCACGCAAGGCGCTCGCCAAGCCCGGACGCATCCTGTTGGGCATCGAGATCAGCAGCGGCGGAAACAAGGTGTGCTCGCGCAACTTCTACGGGCTCGTGGAACGCTCCGTCTTCGACGCCACATCACCCGACGCGGACGACAAGCTCGGCCGGATCGAACAGCTCATCCTCGACGCCGACAAGGCCATCATCCGCATCAACAAGGCCGTCTCGGACGCGCGCATCACCGGCGGCAACACCACCACCCTCGACCCGAACCAGCCGGCCACGTCCTCGCTGCGCGGCAGCGGCCTGCAGCGCGTCCTCGACCTGTCCATCCCGCGCGGCGCGGGCGTCACCAGCGCCGGCGCCACCACCCTGGACCCCAACAAGCCCGCCACCGCCAGCATGCTGCAGGCCGGAAGCAAGGGCGACTACACGCTCCTGGTCGGCGTGCCCCGAGGCAGCAGGATCATCGGCGTGGCCGCGAACACCGTCAACCCCTCCCAGCAGGCGGCCGCCAGCATGTCCACCGACGGCGCGGGCGACGGGAGCCTCATCCTCGACATCCCGCGCGGCGAGCGGATCGCCGGCGTGACCGCCCGCACCCTCGACGCCGGCATGGACGCCACCGTCACCGCCACCCGGGACGCGGCCGGCGACGCCACGCTCGCGTTCGGCCTGCCCCGGGGAGCAAAGGGCGACCCCGGCGACCCGGGCACGCCCGCGACCGCGACCACGCTCGGCGTCGTCAAACCCGGCGACAACCTCACCGTGCGCGCCGACGGCACCCTCGACGCCTCCGCAGGCCAGTACGAGCTGCCCGTCGCGAGCGACACGACCCTCGGCGGCGTCAAGGTCAGCAACAGCGACTACACGAACTCGCGCTCGTTCCCCGTCGTCACCCGCAACGGGGAACACCTCGCCCTGTCGTTCAAGCTCGGGGACAACGCCATGCCCGACGGCATCGAGTTCCACGGCACCGAAAACACGACCATCGGCCTGAAGAAAGCCACCAGCACCGCGCTCGGCGTCGTCAAACCCGACGGCACGACCATCACCGCCGACACGGACGGCACCATCAGCGCGTTCACCGCCACAGCGAGCACGCTCATGGGCGAGGGCGGCGCCACCATGGGCGACGCGCTCGAGGTCGCGCCCGGCATCTGGCTGTGCATCATCCGCCAATGGGTCATCACCACCCAGGGCGGCTACTACGACGCGTTCAGCTTCTCCGTCTACGACCGGGCCGGCAGCCGCATCGCGCTCGCCGCCAGCCCCACCGCCGGCACCTATCTGATACTGCCGGTCGCGGGCAACGCCAGGACCAAGGAATACAACTACGACACCCTCATGGGCAAGTGGGTGTGCACCACCACCAACACGTCCGACACCGCCAAACCCGACCCATGCACCCTGCTGCTCAGGGCGAGGGCCTGAGATGGGCGCGCCCGCATGGCTGACCGTCCTCGTCGCGCTCGTCTCCTCCGGCGGGGGCGTGGCCGTCGGATGGCCCCCAAACGCCTCGACCGGCTCGACCGCACCGTGGGATTCCACCATCACACACAGAGAGGATCGCCAATGCGACATCCCATCAGAGAGGAGCCACATGGCTGACGACATCATCACCAGCGTCGTCGCCGGCCTCCTCATCGCCGCCATCAGCGCCATAGCCGCCG